TGACATTGTGGACACAAGTAAGTTTGGTGTCAAACTCAGTCCCGGTAAAGCGTATGTAAAAGGTTATGAATACGAAAGCATTTCGACAACCAAACTTGAAAATGATTTCCCAACCACGACTGTTGTAATTACAGAATTTGAAAATGTTCCTTTTGGTTCATATATTGAACTCGTGGATGCCGGTGGGGATGGAACACTCACAGCACAACAGAAACTTAATTTTTCAACTGGCGGTCAGCAAATCTTCTTGAAGCACCAGAGAATGTATCTTTATACTTTTGACGGAGTGACGTATAATAAAGTTGGACATTTTACTCCTATTTTCCTTACCACCGACGAGAGCGGAGGCAAAATCCGTATCTATATCTCAGAGGTGCAAAGAACTGCATCAGATCAAGTTGTATTGGCTTCGACTACCAACGTAGAATCTGGTCTGTTAAATGATGTTACTGGAAGTGCAGAATACTTCTACATCAGAGATCCTCAGCCCGGTGCGATTGATGATAGTAATATTGTTCAAAGTGGTAGTTCTTCACGACTTGTTGATATTTCCGAGGGTGGTGCAACCAAGACTTTGAACCCAGTCAATTTACCTTATATTCGTCCGTTTAAAACAAGAACAGACGGAACAGGTAGTGCAACAATCACTCTCGGTGCAGGTCGTAGGTTCGCTGGTATTCAAGGAAACAAACAGGGTGCAAGAGTTGGTCCACACGCCTATTATAGAGTCGGCACAGGTCTTAATCCTAGATTCACAAGGATTCAAAATTTCACCTTAGATGAAACAAACGGTGCAATGACATTCACACTGCCACAGGTCGAAAATGAATTTGCAAATCTTGAAGTTATTCTTTTTGCACCAGTCGCAAATGTGCAAAGCACCGCCATTAGAACAAAAACTCTTTCTGGTAATATTACACAAACAGGGATTGAAATCACAAACGGCAGACTTCAACTTAACGATGCTGACGTTCAAGGAATTGTTTCGGTTACAAATAATTCTACAAGCACGACTGACTTAATTGAAGATTTCGTTTTTGATGATGGACAACGTGATAGTGTTTACGAGAGAGCAAGTCTCACTCTCAAACGAAGTTCATCACAAAATAGAGATGGTGAGAACTACACCGTAGTCTACAAAAGATTTGTTTCAACGGGAGATGACGGACCCTATGTTGCATCCAGTTATGCAAGCGTTGACAGGGCAGATATTCCATCATTCAACGGAAAACTTCTTACAAACTTTATTGATTACAGACCGAAAGTAAATACATCCGGTGATGTTGTCTCAGTAAACTATGCGACTGCCAGCCGAAACGATAACTGTAACCCGATCAATGAACCTGATGATGATCAAATTGAAACCGTTGAGGCTATTCTTGGTCGTATCGACAGTGTGATCCTGACCCAAGACCGTGAGTTTGCAATCATTCGTGGTGTTCCTGCACTTGATCCGCAACCCCCACAAATTTCATCAAACGATCTTGAGTTGTATAGATTAAGAATTCCAAGAGATGTGCGATCCGTTGATGATATTCGTATTGAATACATTGACACACAAAGATTCACGATGGAGGACATCGGTGTTCTTGAGGATACTCAATATTCTGATGCCAACTTTAATTATAAAAGAATTCTTGTTTCCGACACTGTTGCAAGAGCCAATGCAAACAGTTTTGACCAAGTAGCCTTATCCGGTGTTTTTGTTGAAGACTTTGCCGGTCACGGTAACGCCGATCTCACAAGAGATAATTACAATGTTTCGATTGATCCACTTAGAAACTCACTAACACCTGCATTTGTTTCCTCGTCGATCACTCCGACAACATCTGGAACTCAGCCGAACGCGACATATTTTGAAAACAAAGCGGCAACAGTTGAAACAAGTGATAATATTCTTTTACCTTCATACACAGAGAACTCATTTGTTCGTGAAACAATTAATACAAATCAAACGTCCGAACAAATCAATCCGTTCGGAGCAGTTGACTACTATGGAACATTGAAGGTCACACCGTTTTGTATCAATTATTGGAGCGAAACAAGAAAACCTAAAGTTTTTGCAAACCCTGCTGGACAATTGAATAACTGGGAATTCACCACAGTTGTTCGTGATGACACAAATCAAATCGCGGGAAGAAATCGTGGCTTTGGAACGACATGGCGTGACTGGGAACTTCACTGGTTTGGTTTTATTCAAAATGAAACTCGTCCAGATGAAGTGAATCCTGATGATAGAATCTATAAACTTGGTGTGAGACAAGCATTTGTTACAAGGGTTCTCACACAACGCTTGACCAAAAAGATTAAAAATAGAATCGTTGATTTCTCTATCAAACCTTACATCCCAGAGGCAACCATTTCTTTACAGGCTGAGGCTCTGCGTCCCGGCTCGACTGTCTACGCTTTCCTTGATGATCAAATGATTGGTTTGAACACAGGATACACTGTTGATGATGATGGCACGTTGGATGTTAATATCACAATTGACGGAGACACATTCACAGTCGGTCGAAAACAAATTTTCTTGATGGATAATGTTAATGGAAACCTTGGAACTTCCACGACATCAGCCGACGCATACTTCTATGCTGAAAGAAACTTTGATACGCGAATTGATAATATTAGTCACGTTCGTCCCCCAATTGTCAAGAGACAATCCGCCACATCTAACAAAATTGAATTTGACTCATACGACGATCTCTTTGATCAAGAACAGTCTGTTGTTCTCAACTCATTGTCTCCAATTATGCAGAGATTCACGGTGCGTCCAGAGGCATTTGCACATGGAATGTTCTTGACAAAGGTTGATTTATATTTCAATGGTCAAGTGGAAGCAGGGACTCCTGTAATCGCAAGTATCAGTCCTGTGTATGACGATGTTCCGATCACAACGATTTCCATGCCTCTATCTGAAAAAGTTATTTCGGAAACAACACAGGCTTCTGTTGTTGATGGTGAGGTCACGGGTGCTACCACAGTCACTTTTGACACTCCAATTTACTTACCACCCGGTAAAGATTATGTTTTAAAATTGGAATCAAATGATCTTGATGTTTCACTTTTCACAAGAAGTTCTATCTCGGCAGAGGAGAATCCTGTTGGATCATTGTATCTTCCACAAAACAATGGTGAAAACGTAGCATACAATGATCGTCACCTGAATGTTGTTTTCTATCATGCAGTCTTCGATACTGAAACAGAATCTTCTGGACAATTGAACAACTCGGCTCCATTTGTTGCTGACAGTTTGTATCTCTCTAATAATCCAATTATCAATTCAGGATTTAGAAATACTATTACTTTAAACGATGGCATTGAAGTCCGTGAGAACGCAACTAACATTGTTAATCAATTGAGAAACGGTGCTGATGTTGCGAGCAGAACATTTGGATCTGCAAACCTCACATTTAATCTTTTCAAGACGGCACAAATGTCTTCGATTGTTGACGCACAACAAGTTTCTCTTCTTGCAAGTGAAATCAAAATTAATGATGCTCGCGGCGGCGCACCATTCTTTGATATCACTGCCGAACTTGAGTCGGTTGATCTGAATGGTCCCGGTCTTGCAAGATACTACTCAAAAATTATTGAGATTGATAATAATACTCCTGCTGATGATGTTGCTGTCTTTATTGACGGAACATTTGGACCAAGCACCCGACTTTACGTCTACTTGAAACCATTGGGTGTTGACTTTACTGATACGCTTGAGGAGGCGGAGTTTTTCCAACTCTTTGTGGGTGGAAATGCCTCATCTGATTTGAGTATCGCAGGGACAAACTCACTCACATTTAGCACCTTCAAGGGTGGTCAAGCACCGGAAGGATTTACACCAAAACAGATTCGTAACACCGATGGGACATCAAGATTTTTCAATCGGTATTTGATTAAAGTTATTATTTCTGATCTTAATGGTGATCTTACCGATGGTGAACCGATTCCAACGATTAACTTTATTGCCTCGGCTCCGCTTCGACAGGCAGAATCAGTAGGATTTATTCCTGCCGGGGGTGTTATTCCGTTTGCAGGTGTGAACGCAAATGCTCCTACTGGATTCGTCTACTGTGACGGAACAGAATATGCGGAGGGCGATCTTCCTGCTTTGTTCTCGGCGATTGGTAGAACATATGGTGGTGACTCAGTTGCCGGAACGTTTAAAGTTCCTGATCTTCGTGGAAAAATGCCACTTGGTGTCGGAACCTTTGATGAAATCACCCGTGCAGCAGGATCGACTGGCGGAACATCAAGAATGTTGGATCACACTCACGCCATGTTCCAAGATGCTGGCGGCACTGATAGTTTTGATGTGCCGGGGGATGATGGAATAGTCGTGCCAGCGAATTCAAGTGTTACTAGAAGTGGAGGAAGTGGAGAACTCAGATATCGCATGTTGGGTGTAGATGGTGATTCCGGTCAAGACCTTGCTACACTTGGCATGGTCGGTAAACCAAACACACCGCTCTCCTTAGACGGCACTATGCCTGTTGCTCCTAACGCTGATGGGCAACAAGAACAAATGCCACCTTACCTTGTTGTTAACTACATAATTAAGACTTGATAAAAGAGGATACATAAACATATGGTAGACACATATCCCCCACCTCCCGGTTTTGATGGCGGTGCGACAATTGACATTCTCACAACAAGCGATAACTTTCGCACATGGTTTGATCGCACCAATTTATTAATTAGTGCTGTTAATCCTCTTGAGATTTATGGGATTACTACCGGACCAGTTGGTTCCTCTTATGACGGTATTACAATTGGTTACAGTGATACTGGTATCCATAGTATCGGCTTTTCTACCCCTGCAATTATTCATGGAAATACTACCTTTACTGGTAGCATCACTTTTGCAGGACCAAATATTAATTTTCCCGGTGGAACTGTTGACTTTACAGGTTCGACGCTTTATGGAAATGTTGTAAGAACCGTAAATGGTCAAACTGGGGATGTGATCGTTGACTCCGGTGCTGCTCAACTTCCATCAGGAGCAGCAGGACATATCCTTGTTTATAATGCGACAAGTGCAACATGGGAATCACAGGCTTTCTTCAGTGGTGTGACGAATGACGTTATCTACGCATCTGAGAATGGATCTGTTCTTTTTGGTGTGACTCTCGACGGTAACACCGGACCCGACAAACGGGGTCTTATTCAAGTTGTGTCTCCCGGTGGTTCCGCCGGTATTCTTTTCCGAGATGGTAATTACACAGGATCTTTGACAAGAGAAGAAGGCACATACTTAATCTACCAAAAAACCTCAGAGGGTAATTATACTCTTTCCCTAAATCCCGGCGGAACTGGTGGAATCGACTCTAGTGTTTCTCCGATGATTCTTTTTGATAATACTGACAATGCAATTGGTCTGTTTGGAGTCACCGCACCTGCTTTCCCTGTAGAATATAAATCAAGGGGAAGCGTTGCTTCTGATCTTGTTTTCGCAAACACAAGTGGCGAAACATTTGGTGTTCGATTTGATTCGAGCGAAGTTCGTTTTGATTCAAATGGCATTGGAAGTGTAAATTTTGATCTTGGTGTTACATCTGATGATGGTAATTTAAAGATTTCTAGTGATGATGACAACGGTGTTGCAAAAACAGTTCTGAATACAAAACGATCTGGAGATGTTGTTGTTGGCGGTCTTGATTCTGATACCAGTGGAGATACATTTGGCTCGCTGAATATTGTCAGTGGTAAACTTGCCGTTGGTGGTAATTTTGGAACGACAAGTGGATATGTTCTCACTACAACAGGTGTGTCTGCTGAGTGGAAAGAAGCCGCTAAGAGTTCTCCCGACTTCCTTGATGACTCGACATCAATTTTTGGAAGTGATATTACACCCGACTCCTTTGATTTCCAAAGTGGCACAAACATTGATATTCGTGGATTTACCACAGGTGATGGAACCAGCGTTACTGGTGGAATCGTTGTTAATAGTTTTGTAAATACCTATAATACAATCCTCCCTGTTGCTGAGGCATCTGTCACCGCCGAGGGTATTGCAATCGCTGGTGGCAGTGGTGTTGTTGTTAATGCAACAGAAACGCTCGATAGTGATTCAAAGAGAGTTAGACTTTACACACTGAATGCGGCTACCACAAGTGATCAGGCAGGACCAACTGGTGCGACCGGATCTATCGGAACCCTTCTTGTAAATAACGTAGTCGCTGCCGTTGGTGCATCTCTTGAGGGTCTTGATTTCCAAAGAACTGCCGACACAGTTGGTCTTACTTTATCTTTTGAGCAAGAGGCTGGCGGAACAACTGGCATCGTCAAATTCCAAGTAACTGGTGCAGGTAGCGGAAGTGCTGGAGCCGATGGTGCTACGGGTGCAACTGGAGCCACTGGAGCGACCGGGGCAACAGGAGCCACGGGTGCTACCGGAGCCACTGGAGCCACGGGAGCAACTGGAGCAACGGGAGCCACTGGAGCAACAGGTGCTACTGGTGCAACAGGATCGGCGGGCTTCCTTTATAGTTTTGCCGCTAATGTTGGTAGTGTCGCAGCGGGTAAATTATTCTTTAGTGCGTCCACAAATAAAATTACAATTAACCCAAGCACGTTGACTGGTCTTAATATTACAAATTATCTGAACCAAGTTAGCACAGATAATGATGGTGATCTTTGTATTGTTCAAAGCATTGATGGCGAGGCGTTCGCCACTGTTCGACCTACAAACATTACTGCTCCCGGCACAAACTTTGTTTTTGAAGGAACTGATTCATCAGCAGGGTCATTCTCTACTGATGAAACTGTTGCCTTCTACTTTGTCAAGTCCGGACCCGGAACCACTGGTGCGACTGGTGCAACTGGTGCAACAGGAGCCACGGGTGCTACAGGTGCGACAGGTGCTACAGGAGCCACTGGGGCGACTGGAGCGACGGGTGCAACTGGTGCAACTGGCGAGGATGGTGTTGCCGGTGCAACTGGCATCTTTGGTTTAAGATATCGTTTCTTAGCAGCCGCATCTAACAACACAGGTGAAATTGGTTTTGTCAACGGAGACAATGAATTTAAACTTGGTGCAACTTCTGATGATAATTTAAGCATTGAAAATTATTATGCAGGCATCACGACTGGTGATACGTTTGTTGTTCAGGCTAGAGATGGGTCAGGTATTTTTGGTGGTAAAGTTTCATCTAAATCTGCTTTCTCATCAACCTTAACAATCGGTGTCAATAGTGACAGCCTCTTTGGATCAGACTTTGGAACTTCATCTGGCATTACGTCTGGTGTCTACTTCATTCCGAAGGGAGAAAAAGGTGATGAAGGTGGTGGTGCAACTGGGGCAACAGGAGCCACGGGAGCCACTGGTGCAACAGGAAGTGCAGGATTTAGATTTAGAGTTCGACAGGTAGATAATGCTTCGATTGCTTCTGTCACTCCGAACTCTGGTGAAATTTGGGTTGACCGCTCTAATATTGGAGGGGCGCAACTGGCTTCTATTAAAATGTCAGGCACTGATGCTGAAGGTTTTGATCTTTCAGATTTATTGGGTAGTGGTAAAATATTTGAAATTGATGATACCATTTCTCTGATCGTTCGTGATACAAAACCAACAGCGTTGACTGGACGATTCATTGCTCCGTTCACTTACGATTCCAGTGGCAATTTCTATACAATCACTCTATTACCCGCTGATTTGTCACAACAGAGCGGCGACATCACATCTTCTGATGCTGATATTTTTGGTCATGTCAACTTCGGTCCCGCAGGCGGTAGGGGTCCGGCAGGGGCAGATGGTAGTGCCGGTCCATCAGGTAAACCAGCAGGATTCCTGTATGATAAATTAAATACTACACCAGACTCAACTGGTATTATTCGGACTCAGCCCGGACAAGTTCCTCCGCAAATTCAACTCAATGCTACTAGCAAAGATGGTGAATTTATTGACGATTACATCAGTGATATCAGCACTGATCGTAAAGACAGAGTATATGTTATTTCCTCTGACGGAACCCAATCATTCACTGGTAGAGCAATCACTTTGTCATCCACTGGTGCTGGAACAAGTAAACGCTATACGATTGGACTTGAAGACACGACTGGTGCAAATATTACAAATGGTGAAGAGGTTTACTTCTTCCACAATCCATCTGGTGCAACTGGTGATGACGGTAATACTGGTGCGACTGGTGCTATCGGAACTTTTGAGTCCCAAAACGGAACGAATGGAACACCCACGACTCTACGTTCCTCGGACTCAGATCCGATTCTGGATACCATCAGACTTAGAGGTGGTAATAACGTCACAGTGAGTCTTGCTGATGATAATGCTGGTAGAGCGATCTACACAATCAATTCAACCGCCACTGGTGGTGGCGGTGGTGATGCTAGTCCATTAATCACGGGTGTAATGTTTGATGGTCTTGAGTTTGGTGGGGGTGGTGCAAAGGCTATGGGGGCGACGGCATCACCGTCTAACTCTTCTTTGATTGATTACTTTGATCAAGTGACTTTATTTAGACAATTTAATGATACAGCAACAGCAAAAACAAACGTAGCAAAGTTTAGGAGATTGCCCGTTACTCAGAACTCATACACACTTCAAGGATCTGCGTCTATCACAGGTTTGGATTTGACTGGTGCTTTAACAACAGAGGAAGTATTCACAACTCTTAATGGTGAGGAGACTTCGAGTTTCAATGGCTCTGCAACTCCCGGTGGTCAAGATAGATTCTTACCAAAACCATGTCCCGATCCCTCTGCTAGTAGTCTCACGAGTCAGGGAGATGTGCTTTGCCTTGCAGGTAATAGAAAGTATAATATTACTGCAAAAATTACTATGGAAGGTGGCAGTGCCTCTAAAGCGACTAAAATCCATTTCACATCATTGCTCACAGAAATGTCTGATATTAATGCGGGAGATGGTGATGGTTCAAATGGAACCGTTGTGAGCGGGCTTAATGTAAATCAGGTAAAATATTGTGAATTCAACGGAACCGGAAACTTCAAAGAGGAGTTTAATTGTGTTGTGGACCTGACAGACCTAAATGACGATAATAGAAGAGGATTTGCTGTCGTTTACGCATGTCAGAACGAGGTTGAACCAAATCTTGTCGAAGTTCAGTATGTCATTAGCACGAACTCTCCGGATTACGTTCCTTGATAAACAGTAACTTTTCCAGAAGGTATAGGAAGCCACGTTCCAATACATATAAGAGGAAAAGGAGCGCACTAAATGTCCAAACCTTCATCAAGAGAAGAACTGAAAGATTATGCACTAAGAAAGTTAGGCGCACCAGTAATCGAAATCAATGTCGATGACGCTCAATTAGAGGACGCTCTGGACGACGCGATTCAGATTTTTCAAGAGTATCATTTTGACGGCACTGAGCGTGCATTATTTAAATACGAAATCACTCAAACTGACATCGACAATGGATTTATCGACACAGACTCCATTGGTCTAACCGGACCTAATGATTATCCACAAGCAGCAGACGGCACTAAAATTGAAACTGTAACTAAAGTTTTTCAGTTTGATGACGGCGGCTCAGGGACAAATATGTTTAGTATTCGATATCAAACTGCTCTTCAAGACCTCTATGGCATGAGAAGTATGGGCGATATGTCAAATTATTATATCACTCAGACATATATTGATCTTTTATCAGATTTTCTGTCTCCAGAAAAACAACTCAGATTTAGTCGTGTGACAAATAAGTTATACATTGATATGAATTGGTCTGAAACTGTTGAGGTGGGTGATTTTATCGTCATTGACGCTTATGTGATCGTTGATCCGGATACCTATACCGAGGCATACAACGATATTCTTCTCAAGAGATACGTTACTGCATCTTTTAGAAAACAATGGGGAATGAATCTTATCAAATATCAAGGCATTAACCTTCCGGGTAATGTTCAGTTTGACGCACAAGCCCTTGTCTCACAAGGTAACGAGGAGATGGAAAGAATCGAAGATACCCTCCAAGACAAATACGAACTTCCACCAGATTTCTTCACGGGGTAATAAATGGCTACGAATCAATATTTCAACAAGTTTAAAAATAAAGCCGAACAACGGCTTGTTGATGATCTTGTGGTAGAGTCGATCAAGATTCACGGAATGGACATGGTTTACATTCCAAGATCGCTCGTAAATGTTGATGAAATTTTTGGTGAGGACAGACTTCCTAAGTTTGAAAATGGTCGTGAACTTGAGATGTATATTCAAAGTTATGATGGCTTTGAAGGCGAAGGCGAAATCATGTCTCAGTTTGGTTTGGAAATCAAAGATGAAATTACACTGTCAGTTTCCAGAACAAGATTTCTCAAAGTTTTTGCCGACAAAGATTACACCTATCCAAGAGAGGGCGACCTTGTTTATTTTCCTTTGACCAATGGTCTGTTTGAAATTAATTTTGTTGAGAGAGATAAAGACTTCCACTCGTTCGGTAAAATTTTTACTTATGATTTAAAATGTAGCATGTTCAAATACTCTGGTGAGGACATGGACACCGGATTCGATGTTATTGACGGAGCCACGGCAGACGTATACACTCGACTGGTTTTTGCCCAACTTGGCACTGGTGTCGGAAACTTTACCGAAGGGGAAATTGCGTATCTTTACAATACTTCTGGAGCAACTGGGGCAACGCTGGATGTCGTAAATTGGAATTCAGCAGATAAAACTGTTGAGGCAACTCTTGTTGCAGGGTTACTTGAAAACCCAAGAAATATTTTTGGAAACAGTTCTGGTGCAACATACGATGTATCCTCTATTGGTCTTACGAACGATTTCTTTGTCAAAGACTCATTCGAGAACAATCTTGAACTTGAATTTGAAGCATCAGGTTTCTTGGACTTTACAGATACAGATCCATTTAGTGAGGGAGACTTATAATGTTTACCACATTTTACAATGAGACTATTCGCAAAACAGTGGTTGCCTTCGGCACTTTGTTTGATGAGATTTTTGTGGTCAGAAGAAACAAAGACGGGTCAGTTAATAAAAGAGTATTGGTTCCGATTACATTTGCTCCTAAAGAAAAATTCTTGAGAATGCTCAATGAGTTTCCTAATACAAAGGGTCAAACTGACGCGGCAGGAATCGCAAGTGTTTTACCTAGAATGGGATTCAATATTCTCTCTATAAATTATGATGGAACTAGAAAAAGAAACACAGTCTACAAAAGTATCAAAACTGCGGACGGGACAAATGTTCAGACACAATTCGCAGAGGTTCCATACTTGGTCGGATTTCAATTGTCTATTGCAACTCGCACAATGGACGATGCCTTACAAATTGTTGAGCAGATCGTTCCATACTTCACCCCAGAGTTTACTGTTACAATAAACTTTTCCGACTTTAATACTAAGATTGATGTTCCGATTGTAATCAATTCAGTCAGTCCAGAGATTCAATACGAGGGTGATACGTCCGAGCAACGCTCTGTTATTGTGACTATTGATTTCACAGCACACACATTTGTGTTCTCACCAACCAAGACAGCGAAGTATATCAAAACTTCTGATGTCACTGTATTCAACTCATTCTTTACGGATGATGGTATCACAGGACCGACTGCCGCCGCCTCACGCATCATTTCCAGCATCACTGGTCCGAGCGGTGCGAACTCATTGCCTGCCGTGGCTGGTGTGACCACTGATATTTTCCAATATCCAAACAGACTCAGTATCACAGGAGCGACCTTAGATGGCTGATAAAGAACAAAATCCACTTGAAAACGCTTTAAACATAGAGCCTACGGAGGTGCGGGATACGACACATAATGTTAAAGATCCCGCCAAGGTCACGGGCGAGTTGCGAAAACCTGTAGAAATTGATCTTTCAAAGTTTCCCGAACGAAAAAAGATTGAACAGCGTAAAGACTATGGCGAAGTCCGCGAAAACATAAAAGAAGTGATTGACTATAGCAAAGAAGCCATAGATGGTATTCTCAAAGTAGCCTCAGAGAGCGACAGCCCAAGAGCCTACGAAGTGGTCAGCCAACTTCTTAAGACCGCAACCGAAGCCAACAAAGACCTACTTGATATTCATAAACAAATGAAAACCTTAGAGGAAGATGAGCAAGTAAGAAATGTGACTAACAACGCATTCTTCGTGGGTTCTACAAAAGAACTGCAAGACCTTGTTCGACAACAACTTCCAGAAAAGAAAGTGAAAAAAGTAAAGAACAATGACAAAGAAACTGGATGATAAAGCATATCTCGGCAATGCCAATATCAAGGCAGCCGGTGTAGAGTCAGAATACACAAAAGAACAGATCGAAGAATACGCCAAGTGCGTATCCGATCCGATGTATTTTATTGAAAATTATATCAAAATTGTCTCTCTTGATGAGGGTCTTGTTCAATTTGAACCTTATAGTTTTCAAAAGAAAATTTTAGAATCTGTTCATAATGATCGCTTCGTCATTTGCAAGATGCCTCGACAGTCTGGCAAATCCACGACGGTTATTTCATATTTACTTCATTACATTTTATTCAATCCTGATAAAAATGTTGCAATTCTAGCCAACAAATTGACAACTGCTCGTGAACTGCTGGGTCGTCTGAAGTTAGCCTACGAGCATCTGCCAAAATGGCTTCAGCAGGGAGTCATTGAGTGGAACAAAGGATCTATTGTTTTGGAAAATGGATCAAAGATTCTTGCATCATCCACATCATCCTCCGCCGTTCGGGGTGGTTCTTTTAACTTATTGTTTATGGATGAATTTGCATTCGTTCCCGAAAACGTGGCTGATGAGTTTTTCAACTCTGTGTATCCCACGATCTCAGCCGGTCAAAGCACAAAGGTTCTGATCGTCAGCACTCCCAAAGGTTTGAATATGTTTTATAAACTTTGGAAGGATGCCGAAGACGGTCAAAACTCCTATACTCCGATTGAAGTTCACTGGTCAGACGTTCCGGGTCGTGATGATAAGTGGAAAAAACAGACGATTCGGAACACATCTCCTCAGCAGTTTCGGCAAGAGTTTGAATGTGACTTCCTTGGCTCCGTAAACACGCTCATAGCCCCTTCAAAGTTGAAATCGCTTCACTACACTCGTCCAATCCAAGAGCGTGAGGACGGCTTGAAGGTCTACCATGAGCCTGAACCTGAACACATATATTTCATGGGTGTTGACGTTTCACGCGGTAAAGATTTAGATTATCATGCCGTCACGATTGTTGATGTTACTGCCGCCCCCTACAAAGTCGTAGCCCAATATAAAAATAATGAACTTTCACCATATCTTTTGCCAAACCTCATTTACGCGATGGGCAAGCGATACAACGATGCCTACATTCTAACCGAAGTAAATGATCTGGGTCAGGAGATTGTTGATATTATGCACAACGAGATGGAATATGAAAATTTACTCGTCACCTCTGTCCGTGGACGAAAGGGACAGGTGATGGATGGTGGATTTGGTAATTATCAAACGCAACAGGGTGTGCGTATGAGTCCAAAAGTAAAGAAAGTCGGCTGCACCATGCTCAAGGAGATGATTGAGCAGGACAAACTACTTATTGAGGATTTCGAGATTATTCAAGAACTTTCATCTTTTATCTCGAAAAAAGGATCATTTGAAGCCGAGGTAGGACACCATGATGACTTGGTAATTACTTTGGTTCTTTTTGCTTGGGCATCAACCCAGAATTACTTCAAAGATATGACAGACCTAAATATTCGTGACCAACTGTATAAAGAAAAGATTGAAAAGTTAGAGGAGGATCTGATGCCGTTCGGTTTTATTGATAACGGAACGGAAGATACGGAAGTAGACAGTGAAGGAACCGTATGGAAAAATTTTGATAATGATGGCTTCTCTTTGTAATCAGCATTTTGCTAAATACTAAGACCAAAAGGAGAATCGTTTATGGCATTCCAAGTTAGCCCCGGTGTTGAAGTCAATGAAGTTGATCTCACCAATATTATCCCAGCAGTCTCTACGACTCGAACAGGTTTTGCAGGATTCTTTGATTGGGGTCCGCTTGAGCAAAGAATTAACATTAATAGCGTTAATCAATTGAGAACCCTTTTTGGTGATCCGAATGATGCTAACGCAAACTTCTGGTTTTCGACCGCGAACTTCTTAGGTTATGGATCTAACCTCGATGTTGTTCGTGTTGTAAATCAAACCACTGCAAAGAACTCAGGTGACTCTGGCGGATTCCTTATCAAAAATACAGACGATTATAACGGCAAAGCAACCGGAGATTACGACGGTAACGTGTTCCTTGGTAAATTCCCCGGTGGTGAAGAAGGTGTTCTCTCTTTAGGTAATTCTCTTCTTGTTTCGCTCTCTGACAATACTCATAGGGGTATTACTTGCACCGCCATCACTGCTGGTTCTACGAGTGCAATCATTGGCACACAAGCCGCTGTCCCAGCAAACGGAACAACTCTTGGAAATATCGGGAGAGGTGACTCTCTCGTAGTTAACGGTGTGTCAAGACAAATTGATACGATTTCTACTCCCGAAGGTGGTGAAACCTTGCAGGTTAATTTCACGACTGCGTTTACAAACGTTGAGGCTGGTGCGACGGACGCTGTTCTTCAGTGGGGCTACGCCGATAATTTCTCAAGAAGGCTTCCTGCAACTTCTCAGGATGCTCTTGACAAAACAGGACAAACTGCTGCGAATGACCTTGTTCACATCGCAGTTATTGATAAGAATGGATTCTGGACAGGAACCAGAAACCAGATCATCGAAACCTTTGACTCTGTTTCTAAGGGTTCTAATATTAAGACAGAAACCAATGCAAATAACTTCTATAAAGATGTGATTCGAGACACCTCAAACTACATCTACGCTGGTAAAAACTTTGACAAAAATCTTGATGGCACGGGTAGAAATTATGGAGAGTCCGCTGCTGACGATATTGTATTCCAATCCACCACTCAAAACGCATATCTTGGTTTGACTGGTGGTGTTGCAGCAGCACCAACTGATTTCTTTGAGAATGGCTATGAGTTATTTGAAGATTCGGAAACGACTGACGTTTCAATTCTAATTGGTGGACCATCTGAGGGAACTTTATCCAAGAACTTAATTTCTCTCTGTGAAAACAGAAAAGATTGTATCGTGTTCTTGTCACCTCCCCGTGATGCAGTGTTGAATACTACATCAGGACCGAAACAATCTTATGTTCAAACAGCAAATGTGAGAGCATATCGTAAGGGTGTGAACGGTTCATCTGAGGGTGGAGATGTCGATTACTCAAGCAACAACG